GCTGAAGGGCAACATGAAGCAGAAGATGGAACAGCGCGTAAACGTAGCTGGGTTTGAAATACGCGAGGAAAGCGACGGTATGCACTTTGCCGGATACGCTGCCTTGTTTGACAGCCCATCTGAGCCACTACCTTTTACTGAGCGAATCGCTAAAGGCGCCTTCAAGCGCTCACTCAACGCTCGCAACGACATAAAGTTCTTGTGGAACCACGACTCAGGCGAGATACTAGGATCTACCCGCGCTCGCACCATGACACTGAGCGAGGACGATCGTGGACTAAAGGTAGAGGGTATGCTGCCTGACACTTCTCGCGGTCGCGATGTTGCAGAGCTTTTGAGGCGTGGGGATGTAGATGCAATGAGCTTTGGCTTTAGCGTCCCCAAAGGCGGGGATACTTGGTCTAACGACGGTTCGGAGCGAACCCTGCGTTCAGTCAGGCTTCACGAAGTTTCAGTAGTAGCGTGGCCTGCTTATGCCGCAACAGCAGGCACGGTGTCAGTACGCAAGTTCCAAAAAGCTGCTGAGCGCGCCGATGTAAACGTTGAGGCGTTAGCAGATGCGTTAGGCAAGCTTGAAGATGGATTAAACATCACTGGTGACGAGCAAGAGATGCTAAACAGAGTCATAACCACTCTTGCACCAGAAGCCAAAACTGAAGCAGTAGTCGAACCTGAAGTAGACTTAGAAGCAGAGCAAAAAGTCGCTCACGACTTGGCAATGCTTGAGCTAAAGAAAAAGAAGCTACAGCTAATGGATAGGAACTAACATGGCAACCAAAGATGAAATCAAAAAGGCAATCCTAGGGGTTGCTGGAAATCCTGAGTCTGGTAGTGTGTTCAACCTTGCAGGCAAGTGGGCTGATGCAATAGTTGCACTAGATACCGCAAAAGTTGACCTAGACGCCGTAAAAGGTGAAGGCGAAGTCGTCCAGACAGCCAAATTCGATAGGCCAGCAAAAGAAACCCGCATAACAAAGGCTGAAGAAACCAGGTAGTCTTACAAGGTATTCAGGCGGGTCCCCCCAGAGTTACACCCCTTCCTCTGGGGGTTTCCTTTACCCTGTGGAAACTTCTACTAAAATTGAACTATCGGACGTGAGTTAGCTCTGCCGTATTCGGTCAGCGTCAACGCGACTGGTATCTGTCAATTATTACTAAGGAGACTAAAATGTCTGAGTTTATCAAATCTCAGCAGGAACTCCGCAACAACCTCATTACCCAGGTTCGTGAAGTCATTGACTTCGCAGAATCAGAGGCTCGCGGACTTGACGCTGCTGAACTATCAAAGATCAACGCAATCGAAGTTGACATCTCAAAAGCTGACGAGACTATCACTGCTGCAACACGCAGCGAGTCACGCGCCCTAGAAGCATCCGTAGCTGCCAAAGGATTTATCCCTTCGGTATCTGAGGATCGTTCTTCGTCTGACATCTTTCGCGCACTTGCGATGGGTGAACAGCGTGGACACACCTTTGAAAGACGTGCAGTTCTCGTGCCTTCAACTAACACTGTTCCAAAGTCGTTCTACGACGAAGTGTTTGACGTTGCTCGCGCAGTAGGACCAATGCTTGAGGTTCCACAAATCATCCAGACAACCTCTGGTGAGGACCTAACTATCCCAACCCTATCGGCTTACTCGGCAATGACCCTAAAGGGTGCCGGAGTTACGCTAGACGATGTTGAGCCTACCTACGCAAGCATCACGCTACAATCGTTTAAATATGGTGGAATCATCCAGGCAGCAAACGAACTAGTATCGGACAGCGGCTTTGACCTCGGCGCACACTTGGCTCAGCAAGCTGGTAACGGAATGGGTTACGCAGTCAACGAAGCACTAACAGTAGGCGATGGATCCTCAAAGCCAAGAGGTATCGTGACCGCTTCTGGTGCAGGAGTTACCGGAGCGACTGGTGTAGCTGGTGCATTTACTGCTGACAACCTAATTGACCTTATCTACTCGGTTGATGCAGCTACTAGGCGCAAGCCAAGCTTCGCGCTAATGATGAACACCAGCTCAATCGGTGCTGCTCGCAAGCTAAAGGACACCGCCGGAAACTACCTATACAACATCTCTCAGGTAGGACCCGGAGGTCAGGACACGTTTGCTGGCTTTAACGTACTAGAGAACCCACACATGGCAGACTCCGCTATTGATGCAAAGTCTGTTATCGCCGGCTCCATAGACAGCTACAAGGTTCGCCTTGCAGGTGGACTAGATGTTGCATCGTCAACTGAGTTTGCGTTCCAGAACGACCTAACCACTTGGAGATTCCTCCTTCGTGTTGACGGCGATCTAACCAGCAACACCGAAATCAAGCACTTCGTTGGCGGCGCAAGCTAATCTGACGAACTAGATCAAGGCCCTCATAGTTATAGGTTGCTATGGGGGCTTTGTCTTGCTTGGCGCATGGAGGTAAACTAGACACATGGCAATTACTGACGGCTACACCACTCTTGCAGAAGTAAAGGCAATCCTTCGCATCACTGACGATGTGGACGATGCGTTGCTAGAAACCTGCGTAGAGGCTGCCTCACGCCAAATAGAAACTCATTGCGAGCGCGTATTCCTGCCGACTACTGCAACAAGAGTCTTTACACCAGATGGTAGCTATGTGGTATCAATAGACGACCTCTCCGAACTTACAACTTTCAAAACATCTTCTGCTGCCGATGGAAACTTCAACATAACCTGGCAGTCAACAGATCTTCAGTTAGAACCCCTCAACGGGCTAACCGGCAGCTCCTACAGCCCCTTTACTAGGGTAAGAGCTATTGGCGACTACGTGTTCCCGACAATAGGTGAAGAAGCGACAGTTCAAATAACAGGAGTATTCGGTTACGGAACCTCTATCCCAGTAGATGTAAAACAGGCTTGCAATCTTTTAGCAATTCGTCAGTTCAAGCGCTACGACAGCCCTCTGGGAGTCGCAGGGTTCGGTGACATAGGTATCATTAGGGTTAGCCGTGTTGACCCTGACATTGAGGCGCTGCTAGGACCTTACCGCAAGATGCGGATGGCCTAATGGCAGATCTGACCATTATAAGAGTGCGCTTAGCTAATAACCTAGCAACGATCCCTGGGCTTCGGTCAGCGGCTGAGATTCCCGACAACCCTACCCCGCCAATCGGTGTTATCAACTTAGAGAGTGTTGATTACGATGGCGCTATGCAGGGCGGTCTAACCACATACAGTTTCGTTGTGACAGTAATCGTTGGGCGAGCAGCCGAGCGTGAAATGCAGCGGAAGTTAGATTCCTATTGCCAGCCCACAGGAAGTCAGTCTGTGAAACTTGCGATAGAATCAGATAAGACGCTTTCTGGCGAGGTGTACGATCTACGGGTCGAGCGCTCAAGTGGAATGGGTTCTATAACCATCAACGATCAGAACTATCTGGCGGCTGAATTCACAGTCACCGTCTTGGCATAAAAGGAGAAATAAAATGGCAAAATTCGTAGTAACCGCAACCACAGTAACAATGGGCGGTGATGATATCTCAACTGCTTGCGCCCGCGCAGAGTTGGTTATTAACGCAGCCGAAGTTGAGACAACGGACTTTGGTTCTGGCGGGTTCACTGAGGTAATCGGTGGACTTAAGTCCGGGACTCTTTCGCTGGATTTTCACCAAGACTTCGGTTCAGGCGCAGTATCCACCCTGTTCTTGGACCTAGTGGGAACAGTAGTGGTCTTTACACTAGTAGCAGGCAACGGAACAGCAGCCGGCACGGACACGCCTCTTTACACGGTGTCAGCGTTGATTACAAGCTTCACACCCGTGTCGGGTGCAGTCGGCGATTTGGGAACCTTTTCCGTATCGTTTCCGACAACCGGAGCCATCACTTACGCTACATCATAAGCAAAGGAAAGTAAAATGCGATTCAACCTATTGATTAAATTCGTAGATGAAACCGAAAAGCTAATTACGGCCAGCACTGCTGACCTAGTTGCCTTTGAGGACAAGTTCAACATTTCAGTCGGAAAGCTTGCCTCTGAGCAGCGCCTAGGACACTTGCTGTTCCTAGCGTGGCACTCAGAGCAGCGCACGAAGTCTACAAAGCTTGGCTATGATGAATGGCTAAACACTGTAGAAGGCGTAGGCGAGGACAGCTCAGACCCAAAATAAAGGGTCTTGGCGAAAGCTCTGCTCACTGGTATATCGCAGGTATAGCAGTTGAAACAGGCATCTCGCCAAGAGAGCTTATGCAGCTAGACGATCGGATGCTGTGGACAATGTACCGCTGGATGGTTGCAAAGAACACTCCTAAGAAATAAGGAAGCCCCCTCTCCGGAGGGGGTCTTTCTGTTTACGATAGAATTGACCTATAGATAGGTGGTTTACTCTTGGTAGCTCAGTTAGCAGGCGTACTTGGCAAGCTTTTTGCCAGCGGTGCGCGTGCGGGCTTTGCAAGCACTGCAAACAACGGTGACTTCAACGCAGCCAGTCTGCTTGACTCAAGCGGCAACAAGGCTGTGCTAGAGCTAAACGATCTGAAGGCACTAGAGCGCCAACTGTTGACTCTTGGACCAGAGATGCTTAGAGAGTTCAAGAAGCAAGCAAAGAAGCTTGGTAACCCTGCTGCACAAGCTGTTAGGTATAGCTTCAAGTCTGCGGGAACATTCGGTCCGCTTGGAGGACCAAAGAACAAAGCTGGTCGCACAGGTCGCACCTACGACAGAATGTACACACAAAACGGCAGACTCTCTTGGATGAAATCAAAAGGTATGAGAACTGCGGTTGATGTCAACTACAAGAACAGAAAACAAGGCAAGGCTCTTGCGGATCTACAGGCAGCTAGAGACGGCACTGTGTCTATTGTGCGTGTCAGAGTAAGAGCGCCAGCATTTGTAATTGCAGACATGGCGGGCAAGAGTGGTAAGTCCTCAAAGCCTAATGGAATGTTGTCAAGAGAATATACAATCAACAGATACGGCAAGGGTATAAGAAGCAACCAAACCCACCGAATAAGTGCCAGTAACGTAAGAAACTGGATAGAGTCTCTTGACAACAAAGGCAAAAACAGCTCTGGCGAACCTTCTCGCTACGCCTACCCAGCACTAGAGAAGCACAGCCCTAAGTTCAAAGCAAATACTACAAAACTTCTGCGATCAACTATAAATACTTTAAATAGGAGGCTTGAGAGCTAATGGCACTTGCACCCATCATTATGCCGATTGTTTCAATCTTCAAGTCGGCAGGAGTCAAATCAGCACAGAACGCAGTTCAGGGACTTAGCAAGAACTTTGGTTCTCTAGCTGGGCAGCTAGGTAAGGCAGCAGGAGCATTTGCAGCTTTTCAAGGTGTAGCAAGCGCAAGACAGTTCACAATAGATTCGGTCAACGCCACTCAGCAGTTTGAGCGTAACCTGCTTGCATTGCAGCAAACATTTGAAACTGCCACGCCTGGAATCATGCGCTTTACCAAAGAGGTAGAGAACTACGGAATTTCTCAGCAGCAGGCAGCCAAGGCCTCGGTATTTCTCGGTTCAGTACTAAAGCAGTATGGATTCAATGTAAACGAGTCAGCAGCAGAAACAGAAAGGCTTGTAACACTCGCTCAGGATCTTGCAACAACTTATGGCTATGAACTTTCAGATGCGCTACTAGCTATCACGGCATTGTTCCGAGGTGAGTATGACCCCATCGAGAAGTTCGGTGTGGCCATGAAGCAAAACGAGATCAACGCGTATCTTGCCGCTCAAGGTCTTGGTGACCTAACCGGAGCCGAGCGTGCAAACGCCGAAGCAACAGCTCGACTAACTCTCTTGTTTGAACGAGCTGGGGATTCAGTCGGAGCCTTTGAGCGTGCCTCAGACACCCTGTACGGCTCACAGCAGAGACTAAACGCAGTCATGGGTAATCTACAGGTTGCGTTCGGTGAAGCCTTCCAGCGACCTCTGGCGCAGGTAAATGACGCACTTGCAACAGTTGCAGCAGACGGCACAGAGAACCTTGTAGACATATCTAAAGCGCTTGCCGGAGTTATAGAAGGACTTGTTCCTCTAGTTGAAAGCCTTGGCGGTGCGCTTCTCGGTCTATTTGGTCCGATGGAACAAGTTATTGCCCTTTCAGGGGGAGTGGCTACAGGACTCGCAAAACTAATAGATCCGCTGCTACAACTCATAGATGGCGCTGGCGACGACGCAAACATTATCCTTGACGCCATTGGACAAAAGTTTATTGAGATTGATACCTCAATGAAGGAAGATGAAGGCTTCAAGTCGTTTATGAAGCGCATGAAGGACAGTATGGTCCTAGCTGATTTATTGAACTTTGCAGAGGTTAGAAGGGGCGTCAGGTCAATACAGAGCAATACTAAGCTCAAAGAATCTCAGACCTTTAGTGGAGTGCAAGCCACAGAAGCGCGACGTGATGCAGTCCTAGTAGAAACCCTCGCCATTAGAGCAGAAGTAATGGCTCTTGCTGTCGCTGAAGCCACCCGACAAACAGCCAATTATGGAGACTCGCTAAAGAACCTTGGTTTTGATGCTGAGGACGCAGAAGGCAACCTAATTGGACTAGCAGGTGTATTTGTCGAGATTGAATTAGCTGCTAGGCAGAGCCAGGCTTCCGAGGCGCTAGACGACATTGGCTTCTCAGCAGAGCAGATTGAAAACATCCTAACAAGGCCTGACTGGGAAACTATCTTTGGCGACATTGCTCGCTTGGCATACATGGCATCAGCCGCAGTAGGTGACGCTCTATTCAGTGGTGAGTATATGTCTCTGACTGGCGCTGCTGGTCACTTTGAGGCTAAACGACTTCTTGAAGAAACCCTTAGAGAAGCCTTTGGCGGAACCAGTAAGAAAACAGGAGCTGGCAGCCCAGCCGCTATTGCAAAAGATACTGTAAAAGACTTTTTTGACTCCTTGCAAGACGAAATCATGCAACAGAGTGCAAGGCTGCAACTTGAGGAACTAGGCGCTTCTGAT